CTGGAGTGCCACCATGCCGCTCGCCCGCATCGATCTTCGCAAAGGTAAATCCGCCGACTACCTGCAACGCGTCGGCGAAACCATCTACCAGGCCATGCGCGCGGTGGGCGTGCCGGAAAACGATCGCTTCCAGATCTTCCAGGAACACGAGCCCGGCACGCTGATCTACGACCCGGGTTACCTGGGCGTGGACCGCACCAACGACTTCATCTGCATCCAGATCACCTGGAACGAAGGACGTACGCTGGAGCAGAAGAAGGCGCTGTACGCCGGCATCGCCGATGGCCTGCACGCGGCGGTGGGCATCCGCCGCGAGGACGTGTTCATCAACCTGGTGGAAGCGAAGAAAGAGAACTGGTCGTTCGGCAATGGGCAGGCGCAGTATGTGACTTGATGCGGAGAGCATCCACGCATGGCGTGGATCTACACCTCGCTGCCCACCTGCTCGTCCTCGGTCGCTGCGGCGCTGCTGGCCGCTTTCACTGCGTCGGCACTGTTGGGTTGTTCGCATTGGATGCTGGTGACGTAACCCTCGCTGCCGATGCTGTGCTCGGCATGCTTGACCAGCCACCGCCCATCCACGCCGTCGCGGAAGCCCTGCATCACCACCGTGGCTTCGGCCATCAACGTCTGGCGGCCGGGCAGGGTGTAGCTCAGCTTGCGCGTCTGCCGCGCCTGTTCGCGTTGCTTGGCGCGGGCTGCTGCTTCGGCGGTCGCGCGGTCGGCGTAGGCCATGCGCAGGCGCACGATCGGTTCACCGCTGCCCACCTTCACCTCCTGGCGGTTTGCGCCGCGTACATCGCGGTAATAGGCGATGGTGGTCCCGGCCTTCTCGCGTGAGGCGATGGTGACCTTGTAGGCACTGCCATCGGCGGGGGTAAGGGTGACGTCGGGAATGCGCTCGCCACTGGCCGTGGTGGATTCGCCGCGGGTGACGAACATCAGGCGTCCGCCGCCCGGCTTGGCGATGGCGTCATGCTGTTTGCCCAGCCGCAGCAGCAGGTTCATGTCCGACTCCTGCGACTGCACGGTGAGCGGCAGCACGATCGACGCCAGCGATTCACTCACTGCTGCGCTCAGTCCGTGCTCGCCCGCCATGCGCTGCACCATGCCGCCGATCGTCGTGCCCTTTTTCCAGGTGCGCGTCTTCTGCGTCTGAAGATCGTTCTTGCCACCCTTGCTGGCCTCGAAGGGCGCCGCGCGTGCGCGCAGGGTCATGCTGCCTGGATAGCCGGAGATTTCCACTTCATCGCAGATGTACAGGCCCATGCGCCGCACCTCGCCGTCATAGCCGATGAAGGCCTCCAGCTCGGCACCCACGGGAGGCAGCTGGATCGGATCGGACGGATCGTGGTCAGCCAGCTGCAGCTCCAGCGTGTCGGCGGTGTTGCCGGTTTCGTCCGTGATGCGCAGCGACTTGAAACGCGACATGATCTTGTCGGTGATGTCTTCGCTGTTGGCCACCACACGGAAGGCCGGTTCGACGTTCAATCCCACAGCGATACTCCCGAGCGTTCATTGGCTGGACGCTGTACATCCGGCAGGGTGATCACCAGGCCCGCAGGCAGTACCGCGCCGCGTGCGGCCAGGCCGGGGTTGGCATCGAACACCGCGCGCAGGATGGCCGGTGATTGCTCGCCGTAGAGCACGTAGGCGATGCGGTCGACGACGTCGCCGTCGCGGGTGTTATACGTTCGTGCCATGGCTGTGCTTCCGCAGGGAGAGGGTGAAGGTCTGCTGGCGGATGTCGCCATCGGGCGTGAAGTGCTTGCTGGTGGCTTCGATCTTGTCGATCACCCACAGGCCGAGGTTGCCACCACGGCCGGTCAGCAGCCGCTGTGGCTTGCCCTGTGCGGCCAGCCTGCGCAGCTCCGACATCTGGTTGCCCTTGCCACGGAACTCGTGGTTCAGCACGCCCGGCAGTGTCATGGTGGCCTGGCCCGGACCGGTGTACTGCAACGCGGCCAGCTGGCCGACGCGTTCCTGTGCCTGCCAACGGAACTCGTTGGATTGCTGGATCTCCTGGAACACCGCAGTGTTGAGGCTGAACTTGAAGCCGCCCAGCATCAGCAGCACGGGTGCGTTGCCTGAGTCGTTGCTCTGGAAACCGGACAGCAGCTTGTCGAGGGTTGCGGTTACGAACTCGCGCTTCATGCTTAGTTCCTGTCTCCGAGGGTGGCGCGGGCCTGTACGGCCTGCTGGTGCTGCAATGCATTGGCGGTACGCCGCGCCAGTGCCTCGCTGGATTCCCCCGGTTGCTGGTGGATGGTGATGTTGTTGGTCTGTTGCTGCTGCACGGTGGTGGGCATGCGTGGAGTGCCCGAGGGCATCGACGGTGCCTGTCGCCCCTGCTGCGCGCTGCCGAGGTCTGCCATGCGCCGCTTGAGGCCATCGCCGTCGTTGGTGCCGACCGCGTACGCGACACGTGCCATGTCACCAATGCCGCCGCCGCCGTTGGCTGCCATCGCGCCATAGGCCGCCTTGCCCACGTTTGCGCGGTCAAGGGCGATACCGGCGCCTTCGACGGCCTTGTCCTTGAGGAAGCCCAGGCCACCGCCCACTTTGCCTGCCACCCAGCTGATGCCATCCAGCAACGGCTGCAGCTTGCCCATGATCCAGTCGATGGCCGCGCCTGCCGACGCCATGATCGCGTCCCAGGCACCGCTGAGCGTGACGGTGATCCAGCCGGCAGCGATGCCCAGCGTTTCGCCCAGCCAGACAACGGTCTGCACCACGCCCCCGATGACCTGGATGACCATGCGGAAGTTGGCCAGCAGGGCCTCACCCACCAGCGAGCCGATCTCGGCCACACGCGAAAGCTCGTTGCCGGTGTACTGCGCCGGCTCCAGCATCTTCGACAGCCAATCCCAGGCCTGCCCGATCAACCCGCTCATGACTTCCCATGCCGGGCGCAGCGGTTCGACGGCGCGCATCAGTTCGCCCATGGCGGCAGTGCCCGCGCCACTGAGACCGTCCCAGACGCCACCGAGGAAGGCCTTGATGGGTTCCCAGTACTTGCGTACCAGCAACGCGCCGGCGGTGATGGCGGCGATGGCCAGCGTGATCGGCCCACCGCCGATGGCACCCACGGCGGTGGCCACCACGCGGAAGCCGGACGCCAGGCGCATGGCGGTCGGTCCGAACTGCCCCAGCTGGGCCAGCAGGCTGCCGCCGCGGAACAGTTCGAACGCCTTCTGCACGGCCAGGATCGGGCCCTGCAGGAAGGTCCAGGCATAGCGCACGCCGAGCACGGCGGTGCGCATGCCCATCATGCCGACCACTACCTGGGTGGTGTTGGCAATCAGCTTCGGGTTTTCCTGCACGAACGAGGTCACCCCGTTCAACAGCTCGGTCAGCTTCACCGCTGCTTCGCCCACCGCCGGCAGCAGCGCGCGGCCGAAGGCCTTGGACAGATTGTCGACGGCGATCTTCGCGCCTTCGATCTTTTCCGGATCGCTCTGGATCTTTGCCGCGAAACCGGCATCGGTGGTGCCTGCCGATGCGTAGAGGGCCTTGTCGCGGATGCGGGTGTATTCGTCCCAGTTCTGGATCATCGGGCGCACGAAGTTCTGCGCCTGCGCATCGCCGAACAGCGTGCCGATCTTCGCCTGGTCACCCGAGGTGGCCTGGATGATGCCCTGCATCGCTGCATCGAACGGATTGCCGCCGGTGCTCTGCGCCTCATTGATGATCCTGCGCAGGTCCAGCTTGAAGCCCTTCTTGGCCTTGGCCTGCAGGTCCGGCGAGAGGATGCTGGCCATGAAGCGCTGCATGTTGCCGGCGGCTTCGTCGGCGCCACCGGCACCCTGGCGGGCGACATCCAGCGCCGCGCCCATGGTGGCTGCGGCCGCATTGCCATGCATCTGCAGTGACTGGAACGCGCTGCCCAGCACCGGCAGCGCGCCCGCCATGTCCTTCAGGCCGACACCGCCATCCTTGCCCGCCACGACCAGTACGTCCAACGCCGATTGCAGCCCGCTGGGGTCGATCTTCAACGCCTGCTGCAGGCCGGACGCAGCAAGGGTGACATCGTCGATGCTTTCGCCGGTGGCGGTAGTGGTGCGGCCGATCGCACCGAGGCTGGCCTGTGCGGCCTGCGCGTCGATGCCGGCGCCGACCAGCTGGCCGATCGCGCGCTGCAGCTCGCCGGCGCCCTGATAGGTGCGCCCGGACTCGGCCAGGATGGTCTCGCCCAGTGCCTTGACCTGGGCGCGGGTCAGGTTGGCGGCATTGCCGATGGCCTGGTTCTCGCGCACGAAGCCGGCGGCGTTCTCCACCGGCTTGGCCAGCGTGGTGATGGCATTGCCGAGCATGCCACGTGCATCGCCGAACGCCGATCCGAGTTTCTCGCGCTTCTCGAGATTCGCCGTGCGCTTGTCTTCGATGCGCTGCAGTGCTTCCTGCGACGCTCGCAGCGCATCGGCTTCAATGCGCATGCGGGCGAACTGGCTGCTCGACCTGCCCATGACATTGAGCTTGCGCTCGAGCTTGTCCGCTTCATCGCCAAGGCGCTTCAGGCCATCCCTGCTGAAGGACAGCGCGTCCTGCAGCGACTTGGAGACCGCGCCGCCGATCGTGATCGTTGTCGTTTGAACGTTACTCGCCATGTACCGGCAATCCCTGTATCCACCAGATGAACTTCGACACCCGCAGCGTCATGATCTCGCCCAGGCCCCAGCCGGTATGCCCGGCCAGGGCGAGTGCTCCCTGCCTGATCTGCGGCAGGGTCAGGTGGTAAAAAGCGCGACACCGGCCTGCAGGCGGGCGTAGTCGCGCAGCGGCATCCTGCGCACGTCGTCGGGTGCGATCTCGCACAGGTTGGCGATCATCCGCACTTCGCGCTGGGCATCGGTGCCCTTGTCGTCCTGGTAGCGCTCCATGTCTTCCACGGTTGGCTCGCGCATGCGCAGCACTGCGGTGTCCATGCCATTGACCTGGCGCGGGCGGGAGAGGGTGATTTCGGCATAGCCGTCGCGCTCGATGACGGTGTCGGCGGTGGTCTTGGTCTTGCTGGACATGGATGTGTTCCTGGGTATCGATGGAGTGCGGTGGATGCGGGGGCGCGATGCGCCCCCGTGTACTTCAGTGCGGGGTGGGCTCAGATGCCCAGTGCACCGCGGATGCCGGCCAGTGCGTCCACGCCGCCCTGGCGGGCGATCATGTTGGTCACGTCGATCTCCTGCACCACTTGCGCGCCAAGGGTCAGCTTGTAGTAGCTCAGCGCCAGGCCGACCTTGACCGTGCCCTTCTCGCCGACCTTGGTCTCGCCGCGGTCCAGCGACTTCACCTTGCCGCGCATGTTGTGCACGACCTGGGAGACCGTACCGTCGTCGGCTTCCAGCGCCTCGCGGGCGGTGAAGCCGTACTCCTTGCTTTCGATGACGTGGAACTTGGACATGATCTCCGCGTCATCGGAGGCGAAGGTCACTTCGGCAGTCAGCTTTTCGTGGCCGAGGACGATTTCGGTCGGTGCGAGCATGCCGCCGGCCTGGAAGTCCTCGGTCTTCAGCGTCAGCTTGGGAGCGGTGAAGGACATCACGCTGCCGGCATAACCCTTGCCGTCGACGTAGAAGTTGAAGTTCTTGCGGATCTTGCGCGCCATGCTTAGAAGATCTCCGAGACGTAGTTGTTGTTCATGTGCATGCGGAAGGTCAGCTGCTCACCCGGGTAAGTCGGAGTGAAATCGAAGTCCCAGTAGAAGCGGCCCTGGGCCACGCTGTCCGCTGCGTTCAGTTCCGGGTCGATCCAGCAGTTGCCGCCGAGGATCGCGCCCTGGGTCTTCAGGCCGCGCAGGAAGGCATTGACGCCTTCGCGCACGTCGTCGACGTAGGTCTTGCTGATGCCGCGGTCGACGGCCCACAGATGGGCGGCCTCGAGGCTGTCGGCGATGATGTCGGCAGTGCGCACCACGCACAGGAACTGCCACTTGGCGTCGATGCTGGCGGTGCGGTTGCCCCACAGGCGGAAGCCACCTTCGCGGATGATGGTCGCCACGTTCGACTGGTTCAGCAGGTTGGCGCGGCTGCTCGCATCGGACAGCCCGAAGTCGATCGCACGTGCGGTACCGACCACACCGTTGAGCTCCAGGTTCGACGGCGATGCCCACCAGCCACGTTCGTTGTCGCTGCGGGCGATGGCGCCGGCCACGGCACCGGAGGCGTAGCGGGTGACGATGGCATCACCGGACTGCACCAGCAGTGCCGGGTCGACCACGTAGACACGCTTGGAGCCGGTCAGGGTGGTGGTGCTCTTGGCCGCGTCGTCGTTGCTGTTCGGGCCGTCCTTGATGATCACCGCGCGCAGCTTGTCGGCGATGCCCAGCAGTTCGGCCACGACCGGGTTGGCCAGCAGCTCCGTGTCACGCTTTTCGTGGGTATGGGTGAAGCCCGGTACCGCCAGGATGCGCGGCTTGATGCCGACCACCGACTTGGCAGCCAGCAGCGCGTGTACGCCGGTGTAGGCACCGGTCTGCGCGTTCACGCCACCCAGCACGTTGGCCAGGGTGTCGTTCTCGGTGGCGCCCTTCTCGACGCGGATGACGACGACGACGGCGTTGGACTGGTCGAAAATGGCGTCGAGCTGGCCCGGAAGGGTACCTTCATCGACTTCGGTAGCCGCGTTGGCGAGCAGCTTTGCGGCCTGCGAACGCGAGGTCACCAGGACCGGGGTGTTGTACGGGAAGGCGTTCTTGTCGGCGCGGGGCGCGGTGCCCACGATGCCGATGACGCTGGTCGAGGCAACAGCG